AACAAGACCAACGTAGTCGGCAGCATTACCAAGAGATGATGCTGTGTTTGTAAGTTCGATGTAACCATAACGGGTCATGAAGCTTACGACTGGTTCGAAAGTCTGTGGGTCAATGATAACGCCTGAGCTTGTTAGCGGAACGTATGGGCAGTAATAAGCTGCAGCATCAATTTCGCCTGGACCCTTATAACCAACAAGAACTGGTGTGCTGTCGCCAGCGTACTGGTCAACATAAACACGCATGCTGTTGTTAAGAGTACCAACAAACTTGGTGTTGGTTGGTGCTTCGAAAGTACCTTCAGTTGTACGTGCGAATGCAGAAGTAGTTGCACTCTGTAGAATGGTAAGAGCAGTTGGTGAAACAACGGCCCAATTACCAGCACCACGACGTGTACGGGAAGCGATAAGGTTAGCCTGACGGTTGATTAGAACAGCAAGTGCTGCGTGTTCGTCACCAACGTAGGTTGCTGTACCGGAAACATTACCCTGATCGAAGAATGCTGTTGGAGCACCTGGAAGCGCACGAAGAGAAACCAAGATTTCCTGGTCAATTTCAGCGGTGATTTCCTGTGCCAAAGCAGCCATAATTTCTGCTTCGATGTCGATGCCCTGCTGTGCCTGTGCATCCTGTGCGGCCTCGAAAGTCCAACGTGCGCTTAGACGACGTGTCTTAGCTTCGACGGTTTCTTTCAAGATCTGGATGTTTAGACGGTTGCCTGGAACACCTTCAAGTACTGCTGTAGAAGCAGCACGTGGGTCTGCACTATTGCCGTTACCAGCATAGAAACGTGCGATTTCGAATGGACCTAGTGCTTCAGTACCGGAGGTAACTGGAGTAGGTGCACCGAAGTTGTCTGCATAACGCACACGAAGTGTGTGAATCTGGCCAACTGGACCAGTCATTGGCTGCACGCCGATGATTTCGTTAGCGATAACTGTTGGCATAACACGACGGATAACAGGTAGAATAACCTTGTTCAAGGTTGCTACGTTACCAGCAGCAGTTGCGCCAGCAGTGGCAGCTTCCATAAGTTTTAGTTCTTTGCGAGTGTTTTCAAGAACGCAATTCATAACGTCCTTACGGTTACCTTCAAGTCCCTCGCAGAGAGCTTCTTTTGTAGCCTGCCAATTTGATTCGAATAAGTTAGTCATTTTATACTATCTCCTTAGACTCATTTAATATTACTAGTTAATAGCCATCATCTAATTCCGGCAAGACGACGCATTTCAACAATATCCGCACCGGATTCTGCATCATTAGCTGTCTGTGCCTCTTCGATTAGCTTGTTTTGCTTGTCACCAGTAATAGCCCTCTTGTTTTCCTGTAGAGGGACATTCTTACTGCCCCTGCGAGTAATGGCAGTGTTACTGGTTCCGTTTGTAACAGCAGGAATGTACTTCTTGAATGATTCACGCAACTTCATAGTTGGTACACCTTCAAGTAGTTCTGCCATTACTTCTCGCTGCCCGCCGCTCAACTTACTAAGCAATTCATTCATTAGAACTGCACGCTCAGCACGTCCTTCGGCAAGTTTCTGCTTTTTATGAGATTCAGTAGCAATTGAATGTGCTTTTTCCAAGATAGCCTTGGCTTCATCAAATCTTTTGTTACCTTCTGCGATTTTCCGACGAAGACCGCGAATCTCATTGTTTTCGTTAAAGAATGTTACTTTGAACTCATCAGCAAAAGCTTCGAAAATCTGCATTCCGAAATGCTTCTTACGTGAAGCAACAATGTCTTCCTTCAATTGAGTGATCTCACGAGTGAGAATATCGTCAATTGTCTGTTCGACAAGGTTTGCAGAGCGCTTAATGAACTGCTTACGCGTTTCATCAATCTTCTTCTTGCCTTCGTTGATCATTTTAACTCGCTGCTCAACAAGGGCTGCTTTGTCCGACTTAAATTCTGTAATTTCTTCTGAAAGCTGCGTTAATACGAACTTTTCAATTGTGGAAATCTGTTCGGTTAGCTTATTTTGATAAGCGACGCGACTTTCACGAATCTGCTTAGCAAGCTGCTTCTTAGCTTCACGAACCTGAGTTCTATCTGCTTCGAATTCCTTGATTTCCTTACCTAGACGTTCAAGAACGAAAGCTTCAAGAACCTTCATCTGTTCGCCTAATCTCTTCTTACTGTTGATTCGTGCTTGACGAATTTCTTCAGCAAGTTTAACTTGTTTTTCCGTAAGTGCTTTACGGTCTGTTCTGAACTCGGCAATTTCGGCTTTTATACCATCTTCTACCATACGCTCTACGGCTTCGACTAAAATGCCTTTGTCGTGTTCATAACGAGACGTAAATTCCTCACGAAGTTCCTTCGTGATTTCATTACGAGCTTCGTTTAGCTGAGTTTCCCAAGCTTCGGAAAGTTCCTGCTTGGTTTCTTCAGTCAAAAGCTCGTTATCAAGAAGAGGTTTCAGTACATCATTCATTTTGTAAATCTCCTTACTTTAAGCTCTTCAACCATTCTGTTACACCTTCCTTTAGGTACTTCTGGGCGCGGCGGTCATGATTCACTGCCTCGGCCAAATCAGAAAGGTCATATCCTCTTCTTTCCCATCCTAAAGCATCAAAAACCTTCAGATATTGTCTATTCTCATAAACGGCCTGTGGGTATGCGCCAGGAGCGGATGGCTTCGCTACGATATCAATTGTTACAATTTCAAAATCAGAAACATAACCCGATTCGTCAACGTTGCCTGAACCGCGTGAACTAACACCAAGATTTACACCACTTTCAATAAGTGTACGAACAATATTGCCGCAAGGTGTTGGTAAGATTTTCAACTTACCTACACCATCTGCGCCATTCATATTCATTTCTGTAATAATGTGAGAAACACGGTCCAAATTGATGGTTAGCTCTTCAGGATGATCGCATTCACCAATAACTGTTTCACCAGATTTGATTTGTTCCATAATAGAACTAACAGCATTGTTGATTTCACTCACAGGATAAATTCTCTGATTGTGATTACGCACATCGCCCTGAATAAAGCAACCTTTTAAGTAAAGGTTCTTATTGCCTTCTTCACCTTCAGAAATAGCCTCAAGTCTAGCTTGAGGAGCACGAAGATGTTCTACTAAAAGCATTAATCTATCCCTCACTTATTTCTTGGCACTTTTGCCAGTTTCGTTTCTTGTACCAGCAGATCCAATTGGGCTTTTTACGTTGGTTTCTGTACCAGCATATTTTGTATTACCCTGTTCTGCGTCTTTATGTCCCTTCTGTGCTTCTAGGCCACCAGCACCGGAAACCTGTGAACGCTTTGGCGAACCAGTGGAATCCATGCTTTCGTGACTGTTGTCTTCACTGTGTGGGAGCATATCGTTGCTAGGAGCAGATTCACGATCATAAGTACCGTGTTCGTCCTGCTTAGCAACCATTGTCTTTGGATCGGCCTTGATGTCAGACTTGTCGCGATTAGCAACAGGACTCTTTAGGTTGGTTTCTTCACCAGCAAACTTAACGCCGCCTTGTTCACCACCCATCTTTACATCAATAGCCTTCAAACCTTCTTCAAGGTCCATGAAATCTTCTTCGGTTAAGTCGAAATCGAAATCGGCTGACTCAGGAAGTTTTGCATCATCGTTGTGTTTGATGCCGTCTCTGTTGCCATGCTTGCCTTCAAAATCAGTCTTTGCATTTGATCTTTCAGCAACACCAGCGCCATGTGAAACAGCTTCGTCAACTTCTTCCTTATCGTCTTCGTCATCGGCATCCTCGTCCTTTGATTCGAAGTAGCTTTCTTCGGCTGTTTCAACGTCCATATCCATGTCATCGCCCATTTCAGGTTCCATGTCCATGCTCATGTCATCTTCATCACCGTCGCCATCACCAACTTCAATACCCATAACTTCTTCGAATTTTGCAGTTAGATCAGCAAGGGCATCAGCCAATTCTTGTTTACCAGCTTCTTCGTCGCCCATCTCGTCACCAAGATCAGCTTCTCCGTCGCCCATTTCTGGTTCAACGTCCATTTGAACGTCTACTTCTTCTGGTTCCATTTCATCGTCATCTTCAGTTGCTAGTTCAGAACCACCAAAATATTCTTCAGAATCTACAAAACCTTCATCAACCTGCTCTTCATCAGATTCATCAACTTCTTCATCAGCCTTTTCGTCAACTAGCTCTTCATCAAGCTCGTCTTCTTCGATTAAAGACTCATGAATGTCTCTTGCCTTACCGACAATGAAATTATGGAAAGCTTCTGCAGCTTTTTCCTGGTCTTCATTAATCAAGTATTCAAGAGCTTTTTCAAGTCCAGACTTATTAGCCATTATACCTTATCTCCTAATTTTTG